TCATTCCACCAACGAACATCTTTAAAACAGTATATCCGTCAACGGGAGAAGCTGTAATAACAGGCTCAGAACTTTTCCCTAATCCACCTGGGGTAAACGGGTCACGCATACCTGGGATATAACGGAAGAATTCTTCGTTATTCTTAACAGCAACTTTCATAATATTGGACTCTCCACCAGTAGTACCAGCATCCCAAATATCATAGATATAAGAACTTGCTAATCCACCTTCTGGGTGTGGAAGTTTATTCCGAATGGGGTCATCTTTCATAGGATCAAGCATCACCTTGAATTTAATCCCATTGACGAAAGTGTACTCAGTAAACTGACCTTCGATCAATTTAGCGGTACCATCTCCCATAATTTGCATATTTCCGCCAGACTGCAGCCAGCTAATATTAGCAGCTTTGTCAGCCATTGATTGGTGAAACTTATACAATCCACGTTCTCCTGTAGACATAATAAATTCACGCTTATCTTCAGGAAGTTTTCCAATGGACAGATCCAAAGCAAAGTCCCCAATCAAATCAGCACTAAATTGATTATAGTATAAAGTATTTCCACCTTCCATTTGCTCATAGAGACCGAAGCCCGAGCGAATGGTATTGCCACTTTCTCCTTTGTTACCAAAAGAACCATCGGCTAATTTATTAGATTTTCCATGTAAAAGCAAACGTGACTTATCTCTACGGAACTGAGCCATAAAGTCCCAACCCAATTTATCAATCCAACGGGTTTGAGTATTACCATCTTGATCCCGGAAAGCATAAGCCAACGGCTTATTTTGTCCTTGGATAATCATGTTACCTGGAACTTCGTAATTCTTACGGATGTAAGAAGTTACATTTTCCATCATATAAGGTGCAGTATGATGAACACCGTTCCCTCTTTTGGAGAGTTCTTGTTCCACCAAACCGTACTCTTCTGACCATCTAGTCCCACCAGCAAGGTCTGCTACAGGAACAAAAAGGTTGTCATCACCAGTGATAAGTTCTACTTTACATCTCCACTGAGTCCCATCAGCGACAGGATCTTCAATTACACGAAGAGAATAATCATCGGGATGTTCCCCAACAATTACAGATGTGGCCTCAAAATACCTTTCTGGGAACCATACATAAAAAGCTGAACGAGCTACCCCACACTGACTAGCAGCATTAAGAGCAGTCCCGGCAGTGACTAAAGAGGCTTTAACAAGAGGAATGTTCCTCTCATCTGCTCCTTGTAACCACCAGCGGTAAGGACCTTCTGTATCTACATAGTGTGTAGGGAATTTATCTGTGAAGCTAACGAAGTTATCGGCACCGTAATTTACTTCATAGATCATGTCAATGTTCTTAGAAATAAATTCAGGCTCCAATAAACCTAGCCATCCCAGATGGGACTCCCTAGTCAAACCTGACCAATACTTGGGTTCTACAATTTGAAGTTTACTGATTTTTTCCATTTTATATTAATTTAAGCAATATTAATCTCTAAACAAGTGTTTCATGGGACCTATCATGTTCTCTCTGGCTATTTCTGAATGTGACTTCTGAATAGTTGGTTTGCCACCGAGAAGACTGGTACTCCCTGTCTTAAGTTTTTCTTCTAATTTATTTGTTAATTTCGTATTAACTGATTTAGTAATCTGATCCCACTTACCATCAAATACTCCTGACAAATAAAGATACGCCAGAGTAGTATCAAATGAGATTGGGTTTTCCGATCTTTTATTCCATATTGCATTTAATGCATACCCCTCTTCACTTTGTTTTACTGGCTTAGTAAGTATATCAGAGATTTTAGTTTTCGTCTGTTTAGTAACTTTCTGTCCAGGAACAATCTCATCGAGAGATTCAATATGCTTGGTTAAATCACGTATTTGCTGATTAAAGATTTCTTGAGCGTCATCTTGTTCTTTTTTACGAGAAAGCTTTTGTTCTTGTATTCCGTTCTTTTTAGCTTCCCTTAAAGTTTCAAGAGCCTCTATAGCATCTTCTACATCAGCATTAATATCAAAAGACCTTTTAACTAATCTATCTATTTTAGATTCTGAAAAACTAGTTGTAGCCTTATAATTCTCTTTTAAAATAGTTCTACGAAGATCTTCATTATCTTCATCTTGAAGTGCATCTTCTGTAATACTATCTAAAGTTTCTAAAGTAAATACAGCATTACCTGCTTCTTCCCCAGAAAATCCTGCCTTCCTCAAATCTGCATACTCCTTAGAATATTCATCGAGTTTCCCCTCAATAGCCTTGGAGTTTGTTTCTACCTCATTTTGTATAAGGTAAGTTAGTGCAGCTGATTCCCCCTCGTTCGCAATTATTTCTTGGAGCTTTTCCTCATCTAAAGAGGAAAGAATCCCCTGCTCCAATTGGTAGCGTGCGAGGACAAGAGTAAAGGGTTCATCGGTCTTATCCGATTCATCTGCAGGAGCGGGGGATTCTATCTTATCTTCTATTTTGTCTTGCTCTAGAGTTTTATCGAGAGCTTCCAGTAAATCTGGTTCGTCCTCTTCTGTCTCTATTTCTAATTCAGGTTCTTTAACCTTCTTAACCTCAGGTTCTTCTAGTGCCCCGCTGGTACTAATAAAGTCGCCAAAGTCCATGTCCGCTATGGACAGCCCTTCATTTCCTATCGCCATGTCTACCAATTTTAATTAATACAAATATAATGTTTATAATAGTGATCTACCAAAATATATTAGATATATCTTCCTCAAGTATAGCTTTACTTAGCCAAAGTAGGTTTAGGTTTACTCTTCTGAATAGACTCTTTTGCCTTATTTGCTCTCTTTACTTCAGCAAGTTTCTCCTTTTCAAGTTTCATTTTATCCTCGTGTTGCTTGATACTGAACTCTAACTGGTCTTCATTCTCATCCTCAACCTCTACTTCCGCCTTTGATCCAGCCTGTATTAATGCTACGTCAATAGCCTTATCATAGTCTCTGTCAATCTTGTATCTCGTCAGTTCTTCCTGACGTGTTTGTTCCTGTTGTAGAGCATCTGCCTCAGCTTTAGCTGCTTGATTATTCTGTTCTTGAATTTGACGTTCGTAGCGTTCAATCTTACGTTGTAGAGAAGCAGGATCTTTAGTTCTAAAGATATCCATAATAATTGACATAGAACCACCGTTCTGTAAGAAGGGTTGAGTAAGAGCTTTAAGTTGCTGGATCATCTCCATATCGCTACTAGAAGTAGTAATATAGATACCATATTCTGCCTCATTAAAGACTTCTGAATCGAAGTCCAGAATGCCCATACTAGAGTCATCTAGAACGAAACTACGCTTAAATGATTTCCCCCTCCATGCAACCTTAGCGGTTTCTAAAAAGGCCTCTAACATCCTTACCTTAGCATTATCATGTATAGAGAACCACTTCTCAGTAATATGACTAGATTGTGTAACTGATCTCTCAACTCCACCTACAGTCTCTCTATTTTCTATAGCACCTTTCCTTTGAGGAGTAATACCAGTAATCATATCCACTCTGTTCTCTAGGAAGGCTAGAATCTCTAATTGACTACTAATGAATCTTCCCTGAGAGAGATCTATATTTTTAGAACTCTGATTCATGTGACCGGCAAGTTTGCCCATCGAGGCTCCTTTATTTCCCTCATTAAAGGGATCTTCAACAGCCCAACCCATCATATAGGCGTAATAGAGCCACTTGTCCATTGACCATTCATCTGGTATCATAGAGAGATCTAATCTACCAAGAACACCGAAATCTTTAGAAATTGCAAGTTCCATCTTTTGTAGAACTGCATTATATAGATACTGATAAGTTTTAGCTAAATCTACTATGGAACGAGATTCCATGTTACCTACATTGGAAGAGGTTCCAATAATTCCAGGACTACATTTAGAGATATTATCCATACTACGGAATTGTACCTCTCTAGGTCCTAATTTTACTTTAATATCTTCTGCAATGTTAGTTCCCTCTAACCATTCAGAGATCCAAATCCATTTAACAGTTTCTCCTAATTCTTCTTGTACTTCATATTTTTCTGGAACAATGGTACGTTGTTGTTCCCCCAATTCATCTATGTAGTTTACAATGCCTACTTTACGCATTCCCTTCCATAGAACCCTCGTTACTCGGACATTACCATCCTCATCAAAGGCAGTTCCGAACATCTTTGCCCCATTCTTATTAACCCCTGTAATAATTTCTCCTATTCCTACAGACTCTATATAATCAGAAAAACTATTCTTTCCGTGAAGTAATTGATTCCCCATAAGACCTGCCTTAGCATTCCTATGAACATTAGATCCTTCTTCAAGTTTCTTTATGTCAGCGTCAGTAAGTTCTTCATAATACTCATCAATAACTCTACCAACAGGTAGATAACGATCCTCTATAATAATATCTGAATCTTCTATGTAAGGAGTTTGTCCACTCTTAAGAGTTGTAATTGATACTGGGTCAGCTTTCCGAGCGGTAGGCTCTCCAGATACTATATCAGTTACATAAATAACATCCCCCGCAATAGTAAGATCCTCAAAAACTCTACTACAAACATCTTTTAAATTTAAAATATTATACCCATAACTAATAATCTGTTGGGCCATCCTCTCACGCCTATCCCTATATTGGAAGTTTTTCCACTGTTCAAGTTCCCGAAATCTCTCTACAAGTTGTTCTTCTGACATAGAGGGATTGTTAGCTTGCTCCATAATAAACTGATCTACTTGTTGATTTAACATAGTAAGTTTATCGT